CGACGTTCAGTGGAGCGTTGAGGGAGTTGAAACTTATGACATCGAATGAACCACGTCAAGATAGTAGTAACTCCATGAGTTTATTCCCATGGGTTCTCTACTACGATCCTCATAATAGTCCTGAGGTCGTCTCCAGTACTGGAGCGGCCACACTCGGTAAACAGTGGGCTATGAGTGGTGAAGACACCCCGAACTTCAATAGAAAGAAGAATCGTGGTGATCTCATCCCATATACCCGCTATTTACACCAAGAACAGTATGTTAGTTTTGAAGGTGATTACCAACAAAGCTTCTACCGTTCTCCGGGCGTGTATGATCATTATAGGTCGACCGGTCCTTGGACCGGGGAATTAGATATTGCGCCTTCTAGTCTGTTCCCATCCTTAGGAACATATCTAGCAGAAGCCGACTTTGACCATTTGGTTCAAAAGTCAGCTGCGAAAATCTACTCCCGTGGTTTTGATTTTCTAACTTTTGTAGCTGAGCTACACAAAGTCGTCGATATGTTCCGTAACTTCTTGAAGCGTTTGAATAAGCTTCTTGACGATGCGAAACGCCTCGGCGACGCGTGGCTCGAGGGACGCTATGGTTGGCGTACCCTCCTATATGATATTCAAGATATCAATCAGGCTATAGAAAATCTCAATCGAGAAAGTGCTCGTCTTCACGCTTCTGCGAAAGACGAAAATGTTTTCACTTCAGTTACTGAAATGAAAATGACTCCTTTGTCTTGGTATTTTAATGTATATGCCAATGTCGAAGAAGTCATAACTGTCTCTACACGCGGCACTATTACGGCGGATATCAATCCACCTAATATTGCTATTAATCCTTTCGTCACAGCTTGGGAATTAATTCCTTATAGCTTTGTGGTTGATTGGATTCTTAGTGTCGGACAGAGCATTCAAGCACTCTCATTTGTCGCTTTTTCTCACGAGTATACCGCTGCGGGTGGTGTAATGGTCTCTTATAAAAAGACTTTTACATTCTCCCGTATCGATAACACGTACCCCACCCCTGAATATCTTCAGGGCTCTGCAACCGTAAACGGTTATGCGGAGATGGTGGTGAAAAAGAGAGTTCCAACTTCTGTATCTTACCTTCCACAGTGGCGTCTAAATTTCGATTGGCTCAAGGTCGTCGACCTTGTTACCCTCGTTATTCAGCGCCTTAAATAGGAGAAGTAAAATGGCAGCAATGAGTACTGCACTCACAGAGTTTTCCGATACGGTTAACTCACGCACGTACACGATCTCTGGTCACACCGCGGTTTCTCCGCGGATTGTGATTCAGAAACGACGTGTTCCTTCTGGAAACCAAACTGTCGTCGAAGACACCATCACGTTGCTTTATGCAACTGAAGATGCTGACGGCGCAGTTTTGGCGCAGAAGGTCTCCTTTGAGATGAAGGTACGCCGTCCCATTCAGGGACAGGCTGCTGATGTTACTGCAGCTCTCGCCGTTATCCGTGATATTATCGCGGGCGACGAGTTTACTAACACAGTTTCGACTCAAGAATACTTGAGTTAATCCTCGTGTCAGTTGCTTCAGTTAAACACACCCGTGGGTTTAGCATTACTGCTATACTCCTAGGTGTGGTTGTTTTGGCTTGCGCTTTCGGGTATTATAACGAAAGCTCATGCCTTCAAACAATCGGCAACCTTTTAGGTAGTAGTCAGGATACTCCTGCTACTCCTTAAATTAACGTACCTAAGGAGGATCCTCTTGAAGGACTTTCAAATGTTAACTTACGACATTGCTCGAAGTTTCATCATCGATAATGAGACCCAGTTAGGCTCACCAATTTCTCAACGCCTTATCGGAATGATAAGGAACAGAGATCTGGTTAGGCTAGCATCATGTAGTGACCTCGTCTCTTCGCCAGCATATGCATGCGAAGACTTAGACACCTATCGTATCCTTTTGCAGGTTGAGGCCTTCTTTAAGAAGAACTCAGCCTTTGCAGAGGATGGTCCGTGTGAAAACGCAGCTCTCTCTTCCTTTTTAAGGGCAGAGAAACTGTGTCGTATCACGAACCGGCGGCTTGACCACTATTGTACTAAGCGCGATCGTTTAGATCCCGATCTTAGTCTTATGGTGGAGGCCGCCCGTCGCTGGATTCAGCGAACGTTAGGATGTCACGAGGAGTTCAGGAATTCATTACCTGAGCTAATTCGTTTCACTACAGGGGCTACCGTTACTCTATCCCGCCGCAATGCTCTTCCGCCTCTAAGGTTATCCTTAAAGCCGAAGTGTACGCGGCGAGCAGCGCCGTATATTGTTGCATTATCCAAATTTTTTGGATACAACATAATACGTCCGACTGTTACGCTAGTAAATAGAGTAGAGACTGTACCTAAGTCTTGGAAGACACATCGTACGATCGCATGCGAACCGGAAGGAAATCTTATCCTCCAGTTAGCATTTGATACGTATGCGAAGACGTGCCTACGTCGACGTAAAATCGATTTGTCTGATCAGACTCAGAGTCAAGATCGTGCCCGCTTAGGCTCTATAGGCGATAATATCGCTACTATAGACCTTAGTATGGCCTCTGATACCATTTCTGTTAACGCAGTCGCCGAGCTATTGCCCGCCGAATGGTTTAACATGTTAATGGATTTCAGGACGCCAATGGGACAAGGGTTCGGATCCTCTTTTACCTATTCGAAGTTTTCTTCGATGGGTAACGGAGCTACCTTCGCCCTTGAGACCTTGATCTTTGCTAGCTTATGCTACGCTGCTGGTTCTCGCTCGTTCACGGTCTATGGTGATGATATCACCATTGAAAGTGAATTTGTCGAAAATCTTCAGCGTTTGCTTAAGTTCTTCGGTTTCGTTGTCAACTCTGACAAATCGTACGTGAAGGGTCCCTTTCGGGAGTCTTGTGGTACAAATTGGTATAAAGGTGTAGATATTACCCCTTTTTACATAAGAGAGTGGGATATGCGTCTCACGACGCTATCACACAATGTCAACGGACTTTCCAGGATCGGCAAACCTAACGGTTTGCTATGGAATCTTTTGCTCCAGATTATTCTAGAGAAGAAGCTTCCAGTTGTTCCTTGGAATCTAAATAGCACCGGAGGTGTCTTCATAGACATCTCTACGTGCTATGACCGAAGGATCGTTACATCTGTCAATCCGCGAACCAGAAAACGAGACCACATTCCTCGCTATCGCTGTCTTCTTGTGAAGACGACGACGCGTAGGTTCGTTGACTCTCGGTCCCTCTTTTTGTGGCACCTTGGTGCTTTAAGAAGGGGAAACCGATCTGGTTTAGAGGAGGAAACAGCTGTAATAACTAGTAGTTACAGCGCTTCCAGTCCACGTTACGTGCGGAAGTGGGTCTACTGGATCCCTCCAGTAGCCCGGGTTCCCG